ATGTTGGATAGACCTTTGGACAATGATTACTGGGATCAAAATCAAAGTGTACTTGGTATGGACGAAGCAGGGCGAGGCCCTATTGCCGGTCCATTGATGGTAGCAGGTGTTATCTTTCCAAAGGGATATCAAAATGCGTTAATTGATGATTCTAAAAAATTGAGTGAAAAAAAGCGAGAAGAGTTGTTTAAAACAATTATTCAGGATGCTTTGTACTATCAAATTTTAGTTGTAGATGAAAAGACGATTGATAGGAAAAATATCTATCGTGCAACACAAGATGCTATGATGGAGATTGCCAATAAAGCACAATGTGATTTTGTGTTGAGTGATGCGATGCCATTACCAGATATTGATAAACCTTACCAAGCTATTGTGAAGGGAGATCAAAAATCATTGTCTATTGCGGCGGCAAGTATTTTAGCGAAAGTTACGCGTGATCGCTGGATGAAAAAGTTGGATGAAATGTATCCACAGTATGGTTTAGCCAAACATAAAGGATATCCGACAAAAGCGCATATTGAAGCTTTAAACAAGTATGGATTACAGGATTTCTATCGAAGAAGTTATGGTCCTGTAAAAAAACTTGAAGAAATTAGACTTTTTTAGTTAAAAGTCTATTGCTCTTTATTTAAAGCATAATATTAATATTTGGCATAAAATTGGCATAAATTTATATTTAAATATGACTCTAGCTCTGATAAAATAAGATGCTGGGGGAAAACATTATGGCGGTAAAAAGAGACAACAACACAAACAAGTGGTATTATTATGGTTCTTACAAAGTAGGGAACAAAACTAAGCAATACAAAAAGCGTGGCTTTGATAGAAAGCAAGATGCAATAAAAGCAGAGATACAATTCAAAGAGAGTTTGATGAATTCAGGTTCTACAATGACACTGAGTACAATGATAGACATATATCAGGAATACTCAGAAAAGAGAATCAAGGAATCCACCTACAATAATCACAGAGTTGAATTTAACGTATGGAGAAATGCCCTTGGTGATAAAGCTTTAAGAGACATCTCAGAAGACATTCAGGACGTTTTAGAGTGGCTTCTTACCGACAAGAAGTATTCTACTGTGAATGAGTATTATATGCGTCTATGCGTCCTTATGCGCTATGCTATGAAGCATGAGTACATAACAACCAATCCATGTAATAAGGTTGATCTAAAAAAAGACCCAAATCTTCACAAAGAAGAAATGGTATTTTGGACAGAAGAACAATTCAACAAATTTATAAACAACGTTGATTCGACAATCTTTCATTTATTGTTCAGTAATCAATTCTACATGGGTACTCGTATTGGAGAAGCACTTGCTCTTCAATGGAAAGATTTAGATTTTGAAAATAACACGATCACAATCAATAAGACATGGAACGACAAGCTCAGAAAGTGCACAACACCAAAAACGCCAAACAGCTACAGACAAATAAGCATGCCACAATTTTTGGCCGATGAGTACAAAGCACTAAAGTCGAGACTGGATGTTCCAGATGACTCATACATCTTTGGCATAGACATGCCATTCAGCAGGTCAAAGGTAACTAAGCAATTACAGAACAATGTAAATGCATTGAATAAACGATTAAAAGATGAAGATAAGATACCAATGCTACGAATGCACGATTTAAGACACTCTAGCGCGTCTTATATGATAAATAATATGGTTACAGGGGGAAAGGTCAATTTCTCCGTCTACGACATTGCCAAGCGCTTAGGCGACGAATTAGACACAGTATTACAAGTATATGCGCATTGGTTGCCACAAGCCGACAAAGATATTGTTAATTTCATGGATAAAAATAAGAACACCTGGATGTAATAGTCCAGGTGCTTTTTATTGATTTTATAAGATAAATTTGACGTTCGCACAAAGATTTGATAATATAGATAAGCACTTTTTTGTTGACAATAAACAAAATGCAATCTATAATTTGATTACAAAGTAGTCCGTGATGGATAAAGCAGGGTTCCCGAATGGGAGTATGGGCATAAGCCTTAGAATTCTCTAGCTCCTGGGATTACTTTTTTTAAACTCTTTTATAGCAATCTCAATATAAATTTGGCGTACTTGCAAAGATTTGATAATATAGATGGGCACGCTTTTTGTTGAAAATATGCAAAATGCGAATTATAATTTGAATACCGGAGGTACTTACTCCTCGACAGGTCAATAGTCGGTGGATGGTTAAGAATACTAAGCGTATGTTAAGTACGTCGCCCCGATTAGATCCCACTCAATGAGTGGGATTTTTTATTTTGCTTTGTTAAAAAGAAAAAGCTATCCGAAATCGAATAGCTTTCCCTTATCCGCGGTACCCACAAATGTGTTACCGAAATAAATACCTGCAGTGCCTGATATAATGTATCATCACTGAAATTCATCTTTATAATAACATGAATTTCTTTAAAATCAAGTGTTTTACAAGGCGATGTTGGTTATAGCTTTTACGATTTCAGTGTCAATTCTGTCCATTGTTTCTTTAGATAACTGTATTTTTCCAATTGGATCTAATGCATTAATCGATTTCTTAATTCTATATTTACTAATTGTTGTTATAGATAAAATCTTTGCATATGAATCTTTGGCTTTTCCGTTGTAGAAATTAGTTATATTTTGGAGCATATTCAAGGCTTTGTTGATAACATCTGCAATTTCATTAGTCGTATAATGAATTATACCATCAGAAGCAGCCTTCTTCGGTTTGATTATCATACAATAATGTTCAATCAAAGGATCGTGAAACGTGACCGATTGCCCTTCATGATATTTAAAAGTTCCGCTTTCATCCATTAATAAATCTTCTATTATTGAAGAAAAAGCTACAAGATCTTGCATACTTTTCAAAACGTCACTAAATACATTTTGAATTAGTTCATTCCCCAGATTGATATTAGATTTATTGGCTTTAGAGGTTAATGGCAGTACGGTTAATTCTCCAGAATTAGGAGAGTCTTTTTTATTTAGTACTACAGCAAAATGATTTCCACTCAGTTCATTCCCTATAGAAGTGCCAAAGTTTACCATAACAATAGTTCCACGTTTATATTTAATGAATCTGTTTTTTCTACTAGGATTATTTTCTCTTTTGAAAGCTGCTGCTTGGAAATGTTGCCAACTATCTAAATTATTGAATTTAGGATTTTTACAATCCTTAATGATGTTTTTAAAAGTATCGTTACTAGCATCCAAAGATTTACATATATTACTTATTTCTTGTTCAGTCATCTTATCCCTCCTTATATAATCATACCTAAATCACTTATTATCCTTCTTAACTCTTTCGTATTCCATCTGAGCAACTGTATCCACTGTGTGCTGGCCTTTGTCGTCTAGGTCACGATATATGTCCAATAGATTTTTTTCGTTTGGGGAGAGATTCTGTGTGAATGTCTCTTTAATCATTGGAACATCATATCCAATCAACCAAGCTTCATCAACATGTAGTGCTTTAGCGATTAGATAAATTCGGTCTTGTTTAGGTTTAGCATATCCACTCATATATTGAGATATGGATGATTTTGGAATACCAGTTTTATCACTAAGCTCTTTTGCACTCATTCTATTGTATTTTAATGCTTCAATAATTCTATCTTTAATTTCTGACATATTTATATACCTCACGATTTAATTATATTGAACAAAATTAAGTAAATCAACAATAAAGTTCAATAAAATTAAACAAACGTGTTGACAAAAGAGTTTAATAAAGTTAAACTTTAGTTGTCAAATGAAGGAGGTGCTAAAAATGAAGTTTGATTTTAACGCTTTAAAAGCTAAAATGATCGAGAAATATGGGAGTCAAAACCAATTTGCAGAAGCGTTTGGAACATCTGAAAATACAATGTCTCGAAAAATGCAAAGCAAAACGCCATTTTCACGAGATGATATCGTTAAAATATGCGATATGTTAAATATTCCGAAAGACCAAGTAGGATATTATTTTTTTACAGAAAAAGTTTAAAAAAATTAAACTTATTTTTAAAGAATACTACTAATAACTATCACAGAAAGGAGGAAGACGCATGGCAAAAACATTATTAGGATACAAAGACGTAATGTCACTAGGAATCAACAAAGTAATGGCATATCGGATGATCCATATGGTTCAGGATTCGGATGAATATAAGAATTCAAATGTATCTAAGGTTATTTGTGGTGCCAAACAGGTTCCTATCAGTATGTTTACCAACGTTTTTCCTGAATTCAAAAAAGCATGTAAGGAGATGTGGGGATAAGCCAATTTACATTGGTGCGGTACTTGAGGATGGGAGGAAATTATATGAGAAAAGATGAATTAGATACCTTGTTAAGTATGATTTCAAAATTGAAACCGCATGAATGGAATCAGATTGTGCATTATGTACAAAAAAAGTACTCTTCCAAACAGGCAAGTGTACCTATGCCAAGTATGGAAGAGTTGAGTGACTACTCTGCTAATCTCGATTTCCCTGGGCTTATGAAGTCACAATCTGAATGTGATAAGGACTGATTCTGTAATCAGTTCCCTTATAAAGAATATTCAGATAAGGAAATTCGTAAAGGGTATCTGGAGATCTTCTTGTAAGTGGAGCATAAAGCTGAGCACTTTCTTCCCACCAAATAAGAGGATTGACCTGGTTCGGACCTATTTTGCAATCAGGGTCATCATTCAGGCAGACCCAGTCACCAATCAGGCAAGCATAAATTTTAGTCATTTGTTACACCTCCTTTCAAAGGAGATATTAACATAACCAATTATTAAAGGAGAAATTTAAATGGCTGAAAATAGAGTAAAAGATTTTATTAACACTGTAGATCTAGTGAAAGAACAAATGGTACAGAAACAAGAAATAAGCACAATAGCCGTTGCCGTCAAGCTTGAGGGTTTGGATCAGGTAAACGAGGAACTTGACAAAATGCTTATTAAATTAGAAAAAGCCAATTCATCTGCCAATGAGTTGGCTTCAAAAATTAAAGACTTATGTTCAAAAACAATCTTATCCGATGATTGGAAAGAACTTATTGTTGAGGATGAAAAAACAAAAGAAAAACTAGTCATTATCAACAGTGACGGTGTTGAAATAACTAGTTCTGATTTAAACGTTAGATTGGTTCCGAAAGAGTAATCTACTTCTTGTCTCTAGGTGGGCAAGGGTCGTTTCCGTAGCTGTTCTTATTACGGATTCTGCCATTCACACCATGGATGACAACTTCAGCTCTTTGGTTGATAGCAATATCTCTTGCTTTGCTGATGGCTTCTCTTTGAGTTTTAGTGACAACAGTAGCTCTGGAGTTACCTTCACCACGTACTTGCCAGTTACCATCTGAACGTTTAGTCACGTGCTGATTTGACATTTACATACACCTCCTTTCAAAAGGAGATTGTAACACATAGAAAATCAGAAAAAGTATGCTACGAGCATACAAAGGAGAAAAGAAAATGAATTATGCACTTATATTTGTCTATTCAGCTTTTACCAGTTTGATCGTGTCGTTCTTTGTGTCAATGATCATAGGCAACACAGTCGGAATCCATTATCTGAACAAACATGATAAGGACTGGCAAAATATGCTGAATAGAATACTGGATGACCTAAAAAAGCATACACGTGTTTAAACGCATATGCTTAGAAAATCTAGACCGAGTGGAGTGATGGAAATGAGACCTTTTTGCACATCTAATGATCGAATTTCTGGATCACTTTCAAAAGGCACTTTATTCAATTTGTAGTAAGTACTTGTTTTAAAAACATCGTACACGGACTCATCAGCAATCCATTGCTCATAATTGATAGAAAGAAAGCCTAATCTTTGCAGATTGACTAAAGACGAAGCGTAATAGTCTGGTTCCTTTTCAAAGGTCGACGAACCCTTTAAAAGAAAAACGTGTTCCATAAGCATATTGGTACTTCCATTTTCTCTTTTTAGCTGATAACAGGCTATCGGTTGATTATGCTTGCCTTTAAAGGTTTCTAAGATTTTAGCTTCATTTGGAGTCAATTGCTTTATTGCTTCAACAAAGAACGGGTGAGCTTTATCGGTAGCTCTTGTATCGCATGAAGCAGCAATCAACTTGGAAAACATTTCTCTATACTGAGGCTCTTCAAAATAGAATTTGGAAGCTTCTAAAGCAGGGCCAAGTATATTCATCTTAGGATCCTGAAGATTTTCTTCAGGAATAGCAGATAAGCGATTACTCACTTCTTCTGCATAGAGTCTAAGGTTGTTTTCTGAATCGATTTTCTTTTTGCCATACCAGGTTTCAAGTCCCATGGTAAAGCCTTCCCAGGCATGAGCTAGGGTTTGGCCAATAGAGTTGGCAACAGGCTTAAATGTTGCGTTGACAACCTCAGGCAGTTCAATCTTAATCGTTAGCTGATTATCTGACATATAAATCACCTCCTTCCAGGATACATAGTATCATCGAATTTTAATAAGTGCACATAAATGCAGAAATACTCTGGTCAGTACTTGAGGTGTTACTTCGAGAGCCTAAGAAAAGCTCTTATACATAAACCTGCTAGTTTGTTCGTTCAAGTCCAATCGAATCCTGGATCAGTGCTCTACAAACCTTATCACATGCAGTTGTTCAGGAATAGATTGATTCAAAATATAACCCCTTAAATTTTCTAGCAGAATACTGTTTGATACAAAAAAAAGAAATATCTCTTTTCGCAAAAAAAAGATATTAGACTTAGTGGTTTGATCACAAAAATGTACATATAGAAAAAAACTATAATCTAGCATAACAATAACAGCATTTTATTAAAGAGGTGAGTACAGCCTCCAAAACTACTTAAGTATACACTTACAAAATATCGTTAAAGATATCCCCAATAACTGAAACGATAAATTCCAATATTCAAAGAGTCAAATTCCAAAGTCTATGAGTATCAATACAGTGAAGTGGCACCTCAAGTGCTGCACCAGAACGTAGTAGAACATAGTAAAACGTAGTAGAAAGGAGTAGAACATGCAAGAATTATTACCTATCGGAAGTGTCGTAGTTCTTAAAGAAGGAACAAAGAAGTTGATGATTATCGGAAGACTTCAAGCGAATCCAAAAACAAAGAATATCTACGACTATGCAGGATGTCCATGGCCGGAAGGTTATATGGATAAAGAATATTGTTACGTATTCAATCATGAAGATATTGACCTTCTTTATTATCTTGGAATGCAGGATATTGAAGAGTTCAATTTCAGATTTAAATTGGATGAAGTAATGGAAAAAATAGAAAGTGAAGGATATAAACATGCCAAGAGCAAACGCAGCAGCGAACAAAGCAACAGTTAAGAAAGCGGATCAAGTGATGGAGAATCAATTGGAAATCCCTGATTTCAATTTTGGTCAGCCAGTCAAGGAACAACCGGAAGTCAATGTCCAGGTAATCTTTGAAAAAGGTGGAATCGACAAGGATGAAAAGGATGACTTATTCATTATGTATGCATTCGCAATTATTATCACAGTCTTGAATTTTATTCTTTTATACAAACAAGTCTGGTAAAGAAAGGAAAATTCTTTATGGAATTTAATGGAACGAAGGTGCCAATCGATGCGGCAGCAGCTGCATTGCATGTGACAGAAGCGTTTATCCGAATTGGCATGCAGAAAGGCGTGCTTCCTATTGGATCATGCTTCAAAATGCCAGACTCAACCAAAACGGTTTATTACATCAGTCCAAAACTGTTGTATGAATATTTCGGATTTGCGTATGGTCCAAGCATAAAAAAAGACCACTCATGTGAAAGTGGCCAATCAAAAATGAACAACTAAATTATAAACAAATAACTCAAATCTTGCAACCTGGGTATTGCCGTAAGTGACGTGGTCTGCTAGAAAAAGGATCATTCTTTTCATAATAGATCGATATCTCAATACCTTCTTAAAAAATTGTCATAAATGCAAGCACGTCAGAAAAATCCATAATCGTAATCGATAAAACTTTCCTAAAATTAGCAAAAAACACGTTTGAATTTGGGCATAAATAATTAGCAGACTGCAGTACCTAGGTTGCAGGGTTTGAGAATGAATGAATAAGGAGAAAATCAAAAATGAAACAGTTCGTATTAAAAAAGAACGGAAATGAATTCGATGAAGAATCGAAAAAATATGAAAGAATGAATGACAAGCTTAATGAGCTTTATGAAAAGCTACAAGGTGATGTATCGGAAGAAGAAGGCGATGCGATTATAGAAGAATTCCAGAATCTCATTAAGAATTGCGGAGCAGCATTTGAATTGAGAGTGATTCCTGGGTTTGATAGTCCGGTTGTAACTGGTGAATCCAAAGCCGGAGCTTTAATCTTTGGAATTACCACAAATATGAAGCCTGATCTAATCACTGAATGCTTCAAAGCGTGTACGCAGGCTTTTTCCAAAGAGCTTGAAAGACAAATCAATATGAACAAAGTCGATCATCAGATTCATTAGGGGGAGACATCAGTATGGGAAAAAAAGGATACCGCGAGCCTATAAAAGCGAGCTTAGAGGAAATACTTGAAAGAAATGCTCAAATCAATGAAATCAGGGAAAGATTCGACAAATTAAAGAAAGATATCGCAAAATCTAGCAATCCTGATGATCTTGCGAAAATCGAATCTGAATTTAAAGAATATTTGAAATCTTTAGGCAGTGCATACGAAGTTGCTATATCGCCTATGCTGGATATTGAAGCACATGCAAATCCTAGTATATGTGCAGTTGGATCTCTATTCGATCTAAGTTCAGACCAGACGATCGATTGCTTCGAAAGTGCAGTAGATGCGTTCCAAGATAGGTTGCAACAGAAAATCAGAAGTTATTGCGATATCAACAACGCAAATAAAAGAGGTAAGTGCTATGTCCATTAGAGCAGGCAGATACAACACGAAGCTGCATAAGTATGAAGATGTTCTTCTTCCTGATGAATGTAGAACGTATGAAGATGATATGGAAAAGATGGTGCCATGTGCACAATGTGGAAGAAAATTCAGATTCGGTGAGATGTACACATCGAGAGAAGTACATACTGCATATGGATTTGGATATGCGGTATGTGCAGAATGCTACGATGGCGAAACGGACAGATTTCTAGCGGAGCATCCACCATTCAAGGAGGAATAGCAATGCCATTCTTTAAGGATATCGATGACTGGAGAGAATGGAACGACAATCGTTACATTGATGATGCAGGTGAACCAGAAGAAGAAAAAGAGGATGAATCAAATGAAGATGAATAAAGTAATCAAACATAAATTACCAGCTACTCATGAAGAGTGGCTGGACAATCGTCTAAAGGGAATCGGTGGCTCTGATGCCGGTTCCGTTCTAGGTATGAACAAATACAAATCGGCTTATGCACTATGGTGTGAAAAGACTGGCCGAATTCATAAGAATATCGACAATGAGCGTATGCGATTTGGTCGAGATGCGGAAGCTTATGTGGCCAGACGTTGGGAAGAAGAAACCGGCAAGAAATGTCGAAAGAGTGGATTTTCATTCCAATCTGTAGATCATCCATTCATGTTGGCCAACGTTGACCGCTTAGTTGTTGGTGAGGATGCAGGTCTAGAAATCAAGACAACGTCTGAATACAACAAGGATATGTATCAGAAGGGAAATATTCCGCCTCAGTATTATGCACAGTGTATGCATTATATGGCAGTTACAGGACTTTCTAAGTGGTATATAGCTATTTATATTCCTGGAGTTGATTTGTATTGCTATGAGGTCATTAGAAGTGATGAAGAAGTCGATGCACTGATCGAGCAGGAGAAAGAGTTCTGGAACTGTGTGGAGAATGACATTGAACCGCCAATCGATGGTTCGGATTCTACTGCACAAGCAATTAGTGAACTTCACCCGGTTGAAAACGATGAAGATAGCATCGTGGATCTAACTCCATTGCAGCAGGAACTGGATGCATTGAAGCTTGTCAAAGATAAAATCAAGGAGCTCCAGGATATTCAAAAGAAACATGAGAATGAAGTAAAGAACTACTTAGGTGATTCTGGTATCGGAACATCCGACAAATTCAAAGTTACATGGAAAACATCGGTATCAAATACATTCGATACTAAAGAATTCAGAAAAGATGAGCCTGAACTTTATGATCAATACTTAACACAAAGAAAAATGAGAAGATTTTTAGTCAAAGAACAGTAGGAGGATAAATATACATGACAACAACAAATCAACAAGGAATGATTGCAAAGAAGCAATCAAGCACTGTGGCCAAAAAACAGCCACAAACAATTAAAGATTACATTTCTGTTATGTCAGGAGAAATCGCAAAGGCATTACCTAGTGTAATGACTCCAGAACGATTTACGCGAATCGCATTGTCTGCGGTATCTAATAATCCGAAATTGGCATCATGTACACCACAGTCATTCTTAGCAGCTATGATGAATGCAGCACAATTAGGATTGGAGCCAAATACTCCACTAGGACAAGCCTATTTGATTCCGTATGGTGGAGCTTGTCAGTTCCAGATTGGTTATAAGGGATTGATTGACCTGGCATATCGTTCAGGCGAAGTCAAGATGATTGATGCTCAAGTCGTTTATGAAAATGATGAGTTTGAGTATGAGCTTGGAATGGATCCAGTGCTTAAACATAAACCTGCAAGAACAAATCGAGGTAAGCCGATCTATTATTATGCAACGTTCAAATTAGTGAATGGTGGCCAAGGATTCCAGGTCATGTCGTATGAAGATGTTCTTGATCATGCGAAAAAATATTCTAAGTCATATAGCAGTGGTCCATGGAAAACAAACTTTGATGAAATGGCCAAGAAAACAGTTTTAAAGAAATTGTTAAAATATGCTCCTTTGAAAACTGAATTCGTTAAACAAGTGAATACAGATGAATCAATCAAGACAACGATTGAAGAAGATATGACAGAAGTTCCAAATGAATTCTTTGATGCAGAATATCAGGAACAGCCTGGTGAAGATCCAGTAACCGGAGAAATCAAAGAATAATGCGTTATCAGTTTGTAGTACCAGGAGAACCGGGGTCCAAAGGAAGACCTCGATTCTCTAATCGTGGTAAGTATGTAAGTGTACATACACCACCTAAAACGGTTGAATATGAGAATCTAGTACGATTAAGCTTCATGGAACAGTGTGGCACTCCAAGCATGCTGGAAGGGTCCCTGGAAGTGAAGATTTTCGCGTATTTCTCACCACCTAAGAAAGTATCAAAAGTGAAACTAAATAAGATGCTCGCAAATGAAATCCAACCACAAAAGAAGCCAGATTCCGACAACATTGCAAAAGTTGTACTGGACTCTTTAAACAAAGTGGCTTTCGAAGATGATAAGCAAGTATCAGACCTGCATGTCTTCAAGAGATATGCACAAAAGCCATGCGTAATGGTAGTTATAAATGAAATAGAACCAAAAGAAGAATAGAAAGGATTGCATATGTCGGAAATCAAGGATAATAGCAAAGTTTATTATTGGATCAAGTTGAAGACTGATTTTTTCGAAAGTGACGCAATCGATTTTCTTTTATCCCAGGAAGGCGGATGCAAATACGTAACCCTATACATAAAATTGTGCACCATGACATCAAATACAAATGGTGTTTTAGCTACAAAAATTGGCAATATATTAGTTCCATACACTGTCGATAAAATTGCACGTGACACAAAGTTTTTTTCCGCAGACACAGTCAGAGCGGCCCTTGAATTATTCCAGAATTTAAGACTGATTGTAGTGTCTGAGAACAATGTGATGAAGATTGCAAATTATGAATCGATGATTGGATCAGAGACCGGATGGGCACAAAAAAAGCGATTGTATCGTGAAAATAAACAGAAAAATCCGCCTGAAAAGAGTCCTAAAAGAGGCTCAAAAAACGCTCGAAAAACGAGCTCAAAAACAGAGAAAAAATCGAAGGACAAAGTAGAGGACATTGTCCCGGACAAAAAAAGGACATTGTCCGATAAGAGATTAGAGTCTAGAGATAAGAGTCTAGAGTCTAGAAATAAGTCAGTCAGTAGTCAGAAGTTAGATAGTGTGGCTGCGTCAAAAAGTGCAACAAACGAAAATGTGCAGACTGACTGGACTGACTGTTTTGTTAAACCGTCCATTTCAGAAATCGTGGACTACATCCAGGAACACAACTTGAACGTAGATGCCAAAAAGTTTTGGAAACACTACGAATCCACCGGATGGAAGACAGGCAATGATCCTATCAGGGACTGGAGAGGACTTTTGAAGAAATGGAGCAAAGCGGAACGTGAAGAAGACAATCCAGGAATCGGAGCAATCCAGCTGGATGAGAAATTCTATGCTGAACCAGTCCAAATGTCAGAAGAGCAACTGCATAGCGAATTAGTGCAGCTGCGGAAAAAACTCAAAAATGGAGAACTGTGAAAATGAAAACTAAAAAACAAACCGAAAAACAAGAACTCAAATACGCTCCTGGTGACAAAGTCATTTATCACTGTGCAGGAACAGACCAATCAGGAACCATCATGTACGTCGACGATACGGACATAGTCGCACCATACCGAATCGGTGGCATGAATATTCGGGAATCGGATATCGTGGAAAAGGTCATGAAGAAACGTGACAGACCGCCCAAAAAGCAAGTGGAAGCTAAAGTCGAAGTTGTGGCCAAAGAGGAGGTCGTAGTCAATGCAGAACCTAAGCAGAAACCAGAAGAAACTCAGGTGGTTGAATCCATCCAGGAAGAAGAACCACAAGTCGAGCCGACACTTGTTGAGAAGTATCAAGCTTTCAAGAGCACGATCAACATGGCGGAATTCAACGACCTGGTCGACTTGGTTACTGCAGACACGAAAAAGATGCGTCAGATGATGGCCGAATCTATGCAGGCAATCGCGAATGATTGCGGATTGAAAGCGTGAGCCTATGCAAGATATCAACAGAGTGGTTCTGATTGGCCGATTGACACGTGATCCAGAACTCAGAAAGACACAAAGCGGAACAAGTGTATGTTCGTTTACCTTGGCAGTCAATCGAAGGCAGAACCAGGACGGAACGCAAGTTGCTGATTTCGTTCAGTGCGTTGCATGGAATAAGCTGGCCGACAACATCCAACTGTACCAGAAGAAAGGCAATCAGCTAGGCATTGAAGGCCGAATCAATACACGCTCATACGACAACCAACAAGGGCAGAAAGTTTATGTTACAGAAGTCGTTGCAGAGAACGTGCAGTTTTTGACACCTAGAAATGATTTTAACGAGCAAAACACTCTAGGAGTTACAAATACCTATGGCGCTCAAAATTACGCTCAGAATCAATCGTATGGAGCTCAGACAAGGAATCACAATCAATCGAATGTGCAGTATGCGCAGAGTTTGACTCAACAAGCCGAAGTTGATGCTCTTGAGATTGCATCGGATGATTTGCCTTTCTGATGAAGAATGGCGAAGTTTTAAAGCAGAAAAAACAAAACGAGGAAACATTCAAAACACTTGAATGGATTTTCTCAAAAGACAACAAGGAGGAAAAGTAATGAAAGACTCAGAACTACGCATGATTGAGACAATGCTAAAGAAACAAGATGAGCTGAATTCGGCAATCATGAAAGAGTATGGTTTGACTGCAATTTCAAAGGAACAAATTGATTTAGCCACACTCGATGAGATTGGTGAATTCACTCATGAACTCAAAGGTGGCTGGTGCTGGTGGAAGAAAAGCCAGAAGCCAGTAGATAGAAATAAAGCTCTGGAAGAGTTGGCAGATGTCTTTCACTTTGTCCTGATCTACGAATTACTTTATGGAAAAAGAGAATACTTTTCAGATTCCGAGTACAATGTAGAAAATCCTCGCAACTATATGCCTGTGGTACAAATGGATATCGCCTATGGAATAGCGAGTACATTGACACGTATTGTTAATCTTGTAGATGGTCGATTGATGTATCTATTGGCACTGAGCGAACATTTAGGATTTTGCCTAGAAGAAGTCTATGCAGCTTATATGAGAAAGAACGCGATCAACATGGAAAGGTTAAAGAATGGGTACTAGGTATGTGGATTAGAAGCCAAAGTGTTAGGTAAGAAAAAAATGTTCCACAGAACTTGTGATTATGTAGGTATCACGAATCGTAAAATTCCTGCTCAATTATATATTGATGACCGAGCTTATAAATATGAAGGTCAGACCGCAAAACAAGTCATTAAAGATTTGACTGTTTTAACAGAATTAAATTAGGAGAAAGAAAATGATAGATGAAAAAGTATTGCTTCAATCTAGACCAGAAGCATTGAACGATAAGATGGATATGGGTTTACAGAATCAAAAAGGTGGATACAACAATGGATGGAATGATTGTCTATTCATGTTTATTGATCGTATTAAAAAGCAGCCAAAAGTCGGTGAATGGATTCCTGCCACTGAAAGACTGCCAGAGGAACATGATAGTATCTTTGCTAAATTGTACGGAACAGATAAATGGGATAGTAAATTACATAGAACAGTATCAAATAGAGTGCTTGTAACCATTAAATATGATGATGGCACAAGAATTGTTAAGGAGTCGCACACTTATGACGGCAAATGGCGTGATGAGAAAAGATGTATAAACTGTAAAGTTGAAGCTTGGATGCCGATGCCTGAGCTTTATAAGGAGAAAGAAAATGAATAAATACCAAGAATTGTTGCAAGTTCTTGAAAAAGAACATCAAGTTACATGCGAAGCAGCAGACATAGAAGAGACTGCTCGTGCCAAGGCATATTTTAAATTGTTGGGGAATCTTGCGGATAAAGAAACACCTAAGAAACCTATCGATATTGAGTTTGGCCCATGTTTCGATTCGATGTTATGTTGTCCAACTTGCAAGCATGGAGTTGTACCTATTCCAACATATCATGGAAATAAATATTATCCACGTTGTCCTTTTTGTGGACAAGCTTTAAGAGACGAGGATACAGAGGATGAAGAATAAAAAGTTGGTTATTGAAAATCTCGATAAGCTAAAGATTACATCAATTAAACATAACGATGTGATTCACTTCAAATATGATAGAAAACACTACACGTTTAATAATGGTGGCACAGAATCTACATTTGTGATGACATTGTATGAAGGTAGATGCAAATGTTGTCTAAAATATATGGCATCAAGAGATGGAAGGTCGAATGAATTACTTCAGTACAAATATCAAATAATTCTATCGACAAAGAAAATTTTGTCATGCTTCTGCAAGAATACGGATTTGTTGAATATAAAGCTTGTAAGTTCAAAGTAAGCCAATTTGAATATGATCTTTTGACACTATTAAAAGAATCTTCAAAAAGAGATAAAAAGCTTACATTGTATGCTATGGGCAGATATGGATACTTTAAATACATGACTTCTGATATGGATATTGATGAAATTTTAAATAAATGTGAGGTAATCAAATGATACGACAGGCAGGGCTTATGATGCCTAGAAAAGAATACAAGGAGCCGCTATATAAGATAACTTGGAAGGAATTCAATATATTACGGGCCTTCGAGGGAGAACCTGGCAATAAGTCGATTAGCAGGTATGCAGCTTTATCGGGCCTGAAGAAACAAGGTTTTTTTAAAAACGTTCCTGCTAATGTAGCTATCAATGAGATTTTAAGAAACTGTGAGGTGGTTGGGTGATCTACTTTATGATTGGGTTCTTTGTCGGAGGGTTAGGCGCGATGATGCTGTATTCCGTTATCGTGTCCGATAGGATCAACAGTCTGGAGTGCCAGAATGAACAGTTGATGCATGAGTTGGAACAGAAGAACAAGGACTTGCGAGCATACAAATGTATGTACGCTAGTTCTTATGAAGGATTCGAGGAGACAAAGTGATGAGCTTAACTGAATATGATATTCACAACAAAGAAATCAAAGATGAATGTGATTCATTATTGAATTACTTTCGTTTCGTTCGAAATGCAACGAAAGACAAATCGTTTGACCTGGACAATAAATTGGATCACGTCATTGATTACATCGCAAAGCTTGAGCGTGAGAATCTAGGATTGAAAGAGTACAAACTACATCAGGAAAGAGCAAATGAACGTAGATATCGTAGTGGGGAAGAGTCCTGGCACAGAGGGTCAGTTGTCGCAAAGAAGAAGTAGGTGGTTAAATTGAACAAATTAAAAGTAAATCAAATGTTGAATGACTTGAAGTCGGCTAATTATTGCTGCTATCGAATTATTGAATTGAACGAAGAACTTGAGGTTCTGAATCATAAGATGTTAGGACTAAGTCATAATCCAATTAGGTTGACAAAGGAGCAGGAGAAATCCAGTGCTCCTATGCCGACCTTTCATGGTTCTTATACAAGTCCTTTAGGAATGATGGAGGAAGAATCTCAAAAGGTGGCAGAAATTAACTATTATCGTAGACGCTTGAATGAATGTAAAGCGATAGAACTTCTATCTTTGCGTGATCAGAATATTTTGTTTGATCTATACTTCTGGAATATGAATACATATGATGTAGCCGATAAATATGGATATTCTAGAAAAGGGTTATGGAAACATATAAGAAATGAGATACACAGTTTAGTGTAAAAAAAGTTAACCCATACAAAGTTAAAATAATAACTTTAAAAAGTTGACATATTAATTTTTTATGAGATAATATCTATGGGCATTAGAGAAATGATAGGAGGACTGCTTTATGCTTACAGCGTTTGGGAAGGAAGTCAGAAAAATTCGTTTAGATCGAGGAGAACTATTAAAAACAATGGCGGATAGTTTAGGTGTGAAATCATCGTATTTATCTGCGATTGAGCATGGAAAAAAAGCAATTCCAAAATCTTTTATTAGTTCATTAACTTCTTTATACAGTCTTTCACAGAATGAGATAGAAAATCTGGAAAAAGCAGCGGATTTATCTAAACAGAACGTGAATATAAATCTGATTGGGAAAGATGCTGATTTAGCGGGCTTAGCCAATGCTTTTGCTCGAAAGTTTGATTCATTAACAGAGAATCAAATCAAAGCTATTGAAAAAGTATTAAAGGAGGATTAGTTGCTTATGAGTACAATGTGCCAGGCGGATGGTTTGTCAAGAAATGAGATTCGATTAATTGCTAAAAGACTTAGAAAAATTTTCAATATTAAGGGATATTGTTTTCCGATAGTTAAGTTTCTTGATGTTGTGTTGCCAACAATTGATGAAGAATTTTCTCTGAGTATTGTTGAGCCAGATGAAATCACACCTGGACATTACGCTATAACATATCCTGATACTCATGAGATGGTAGTGCGATCAGACGTTTACGAAAAAGCAATTAATGGAGACGGGAGATCTAGATTCACGTTAGCGCATGAATTGTTTCATTACCTTTTCCATACGGCGAATCACATTCGTTTTGCAAGAGCAAACGAAGAAATTCCGTTCTATATAAACCCGGAATGGCAAGCAAATACATTTGCAGCTGAGCTTTTAGTTCCTATGGATTTAGTAAAAAATATGAGTGCAAATGATATCGTGAAAAATTGTAAAGTATCTTGGCAATGTGCAAAGATACAAGTTGAAAATTTTAAAAAATAGACTATATTGAATGTTCAGCTTTTTTTGAACATTGAATATAAAAAAAGAATCAAGCTGCAACTTGATTCTAAAATCTTGAGATGAGCACACAAAATGCGGCTAAACTCTTCAATAGGTCAATTGAATTGTATCATTTTGCGACGCTCCTTTCAAGATTGTGAAAGGAGGAATGTAATATGAAGCAACAAAAAGTTATTTTTTGTACTCACTTCACACGTGATGGCGTAACGTATTACGCAAAAGATTACGGTAAGAAAGCTTTTAGATTTTATGTTGATCCGAAATCAAACAAGATTAACTATACAATCTAATTAGAATAATATTATATATAAAGAATAAGTCCATATATATAGCCGGTAAATGGGCTTTTATTATATTGGTGCACACTGTGTACTTGAATAAGTGGTAAACTAATATCATAAGAAATTATGTCAAGACAGAGGTCTTGGCTTTTTTTATACAAGAAAGGGGGTGTTCCATGCCAGGAAGAGAACTAACAATCAAAAAATACAATCTAGATTTATATGATCCATATGAAACAGACGGTCCATTTGAATTGCCAGTAATTAAAAAGACGCTTCATATTCCTAAGGAGTTAATTGGATTCAATGAAGCAATTTCTTCAAAGAATTATCAATCTGGAGTTCATATGTTTATTGATGATTATCAGTTTGAACGCATTTGGAACACTCCCGAACGATATGTGAATGTCTTAAAACAGTATGACTGTGTTCTTACACCAGATTTTTCTCTTTACATGGATATGCCTAGAGCTATGAAAGTATGGAATATCTATAGAAGTAGATTAATTGGGCAATATCTTCAAAATTTAGGGATATGTGTAATTCCAACAGTTTCCTGGGCAGAAAGAGAAACATACACATTCTGTTTTGATGGTATAGAACCAGGAGGAGTTGTAGCAATCTCAACTATTGGATGTATCAAGGATGAATTTGCTAGATCCATTTGGGAAGATGGTGTAGATTACATGATTGATAAACTTAAACCCACTGCAATTCTAATTTATGGCCAATCTATTGAACATGATTTCAAAGGCACAAAAGTTATTTATTATAAAAACAAAGTCATAGAGAGGGCAAGAAAACATGGGCGGTAGAGGAGCAAGCAGTGGTGTCAGCGACAGTGGAAAACCTTATGGGAGTGAATATTACACAGTTTATCAAAGCGGTAATATAAAATTTGTGAAGCAAGCCAATGCTAGTAATGCAAAAGCTCCGATGGAAACGATGACCAGAGGGCGAGTATATGCCACAGTAAATAATAAAGATGAAATTTCATCAATTTCTTATTATGACAATTCGAATAAACGTACAAAACAGATTGATTTAACACACGATCATCAAAATATGAAGCCACATACTCATCATGGCTATTATCATTCTGAACGTGACGGGAAAAAGGGCGCAGCAAAGTTGACTACAGAGGAAAGAAAAATGGTTGACCGTGTAAAACGGTTATGGTTAAATGAAAATAAGAAAAGGTAGTCGTATAGGGGTGATTACACTTTGATGTATGCATATCACAAAACGATATGCACTGAGGAAACCTCCGTTCGAATCGGAGCGCCTTTTCGATTTGTTAAAAAATATCAGTTTAAATTTTAAACGCTATCTAAGCATCTTGTTAATTCAAGGTGCTTTTTTTATACATGAATAAGGAGGAAATTTACTTATGGGTGGAAGAGGACAATATGTAAATCGGGGGGGGGACAGTTGGTTTAACTGTTACCACAGGAGATGGAACTGTATTTGAGTATAGGCAAAAAGGGAAGAAAGTATTTTCTTTTTCTGGGGCATCATTTGCTGATAGTGGAAGCAGGGAAATTCCTAGGACCTTATCCGATATAGCTTCTAGGGCAAAATCTATGGGTTATAAAGTACAAAAGCTTACAAGCCGAGATTTAGCTAATAAAGATTCAGAACAACGTCGTCGAAAAAGACAAATAGCAAAAGAAGTAGATCAATTGTGGGTAAGAGGAGCTGGCTCACCAAGAAAAGGATGGAAAGGGCATTAAGACAGATATTTAATTTCAAAATAATGAAAGGAGGAATTCTATGGCTAAATTGACAGAAAAGCAAAAGCTTTTTTGTGAGAAGTATTTGATAACGATGAACGCAGTAGATGCTTACTTGGAAGTTTATAAGAACTGCAAGAGCCGAGATAATGCATCGAAGCATGCATCCAGGTTATTAGCTTTACCGCATATCAGAGAATATGTGGATGAGTGTCTTGAAAAAGCACACAGTAACAATGTGGCAGATGTTCAAGAAGTCATGGAATACCTCACAAAAGTAATGCGACGAGAAATGAAAGAATCTGTTGTTGTAACACTAACAAAAGAACATTCAGAGTATGTCGACACAGGAGATGGAAAACCAAGAAAGAAAACAGTCAAAGAAGAAGTTCCTCAAATCGTTGAGATTCCTGCAAAGCTTTCTGATGCAAATAAAGCTGCGGAATTGCTTGGAAAAAGATATGCATTGTTCACAGATAAGGTTCAAGCGGAAATCGTAGTTCCTAAGTTCGAAGGAGAGGATGAACTTGAAGACTAAATCTATCAAGTTACCTGAAATAGTTGGGAAAGGATATAGGTCCTATTGGAACTTTAGAGGTCGTTATGATGTATGCAAAGGTTCTCGTGCTTCCAAGAAGTCAAAAACAACTGCATTGCGCATTATATACAACATGATGAAATACGATCAGTCGAATACATTGGTAGTTCGTAAGACGTATCGAACACTAAAAGATTCGTGCTTTACTGATTTAAAGTGGGCAACTAAAAGGTTGGAAGTTGAAAATTTATGGGACTTCAAGTATTCACCTTTGGAAGCAACTTATCTTCCAACTGGTCAAAAGATTCTATTTAGGGGACTTGATGATCCATTAAAAGTAACATCTATCACAGTTGAATATGGGTATTTGTGTTGGGCATGGCTTGAAGAATCCTATGAAATAACAAGTGAAAAAGACTTTGATACATTAGATGAGTCCGTTCGTGGTGAGTTACCACCGCATCTTTGGAAACAGTGGATGATTACGTTCAACCCATGGAATGAGCATCATTGGCTTAAAAAAAGATTCTTTGATGCAGAGAATGACCCTGATATACTGGCTATCACAACCAATTATAAGTGTAATGAATGGTTGGATGATGCCGATTTAAGGCTGTTTGAAAATATGAAGAAGAACAATCCTAGACGATATCAAGTTGCAGGATTAGGAAATTGGGGTATTGTTGATGGATTGGTTTATGAGAATTGGAAAGAAGAAGAATTTACACTAGATCAAGTGATTTACTGTGACTCTGTAGATGGTATCGACTTCGGTTATACGAATGATCCTGCTGCAGTTTTTATAGGCTTCATTGATACAGAACATAAGAAACTTTATGTTTGGGATGAAGTGTATAAAAAAGGCCTTTCCAACAAAAGGCTTTATGAGGAGATTGAAAGCTCACATTATCAAAAGAAGTCTTACACGGCAGACTGTGCAGAGCCTAAGTCGATTGATGAACTTAGAGGGTATGGTCTTCGTGTTGAGAAATCGCAAAAGGGAAAGGATTCTATTATGCATGGGATTCAATATATTCAAGATTTTGAAATTATTATTCATCCTAGATGTGTTAATTTCATAACTGAAATAGGAAACTACACATGGGATGAAGATAGATTGGGCAACAAAATTAACCGCCCAATTGATGATTTTAACCACTTGATGGATGCAATGCGATATGCAGTTGAAAAATATGCATTTGGTCGAGTTAAAGTAAGGACATTTAAAGGAGGTATTTAATGAACGCATACATTATTGAACCGGATACGATATTTAAATTATCTGACGAAAAAGACATCTTTAACATTGAAGTGTTGAATGGATTGATAACAAGTCATAAAACATTAATAACAAGCAGATATAAAAAGCTTTATGATGCCTATATTGGAGATTATCCAATCTTGCATCAAGCCGATAAAGAAACCTATAAACCCGATAACCGTGTGGTGGTCAACTTTGCGAAATACATTGTTGATACATTCAACGGTTTTTTTATTGGCGTTCCAATCAAAGTGTCATCTAAGAAAAAAGAAATTGATGATTATATCAACTTGCTAGATAAATACAATGATCAGGACGACAACAATGCAGAACTATCTAAGATTTGTAGTGTTTTTGGAAAAGGATATGAATTGTATTTCAATGATGATTATGGAAATTTAGGAATTACTTATTTAGATCCAAGAGAAGGGTTCATGGTTTATGATGAATCAACAGTGCAGAAACCTAGATTTTTCGTAACTTATCAGATTGTAGACGAGGTTATGCGTGGATATATCTATGATAAAACATATAAGTATGAGTTCAACGATAAAGGCGGTCTTCATGTATTTAATGGAGTAGAGCATGGGTTCAACGATATTCCGGCCACGGAGTTCATTGAAAATGAAGAACGTATGTCTATTTTTGAATCAACATACAGTTTGATTAATGCCTATAACAAAGCAATGTCAGAAAAAGCAAATGATGTTGATTACTTTGCAGATGCCTATTTAAAAATCTTAGGTCCAAAATTAGAAGAGTCAGATTTGGTACACATTCGCGACAATCGAACAATTAACTTTGAGTCAATGGATGGAAGTGGTGACGGAATTGTAGTTGACTTCATGTCAAAACCAAATGCAGATGCAACACAGGAAAATCTAATCAACAGATTAGAGCGTTTAATCTTCCAAAACTCAATGGTGGCCAATATCAATGATGAGAACTTTGGAACGACTTCAGGTATTGCATTGAGATATAAACTTCTTTCTATGTCAAACCTAGCAAAAGCGAAAGAGCGAAAGTTCACATCTGGAATGAATCGTAGGTATCGAGTCTTATTTAGTAATGCAATCACACATCGTTCTGAGAATGACTGGCTTGAGGTTGAATACAAGTTTACACAAAATTATCCTGCTAACTTATTAGAAGAAGCACAGACTGCTGCACAATTATCAGGAATCGTATCGCACGAAACCCAGTTGTCGTTTATCTCGGCAGTTGAGGATACGAATGCCGAAATGGAGCGTATCAAAAAGGAAGATGAGAATGATATGGTAGAAACTGAAAACCGAATCTTCCAAAATAATGAGGATTTGCAATACAATGAGCAGTAAAACATATTGGCGAGATCGTGAGCTTGAATGGAAAAAGAAACGCTTAAAAGATGAAAAGCAATATGCGGATGAGATACAAGAAATATATGCAAATATGATGGATTCGGTTGAAAAGGAAATCGAATCCTTTTTTAGTCGCTATGCAAATAAAGAAAACATCACAATGGCAGAAGCTAAAAAAAGAGTTTCAAACATAGATATCAAAGCATTTCAAAGAAAAGCTAAGAAGTATGTAAAGGAAAAGAACTTTTCAGATGAAGCCAATGAACAGATGCGCCTTTATAATCTTGCAATGAAAGTCAACCGATTGGAACTTTTAAAAGCAAACATCGGATTAGAGCTTGTGGCAGGCCATGATGAATTGAAGTCGTATACTGGTGATAAACTAGAAGGAGCCTATTTAGAAGAGATCAAGCGCAATGCTTCTATCTTAGGTGATACAGTGATTGATAATGCGAAGATGGCCAAAACAGTAGCAGATTCATCTTTTAAAAACGCAACCTTTTCAGAACGAATTTGGGTCAATCAAGACCAGCTAAAAAACAGTTTATCCAGTGTTCTATCCAATGCATTGATTCAAGGCAAGAATCCTAGAGAGTTTATCCCTCAGATACGAAAGAAATTCGATGTATCAAGATGCAATGCAGAAAGATTGTTACGAACAGAAATAGCACGAGTTCAAACACAAGCGCAGATTGAATCTTACGAATCAAACGGAATAGATGAGTATGAATATATTGCGTGCGGATTAAAAGATGTGTGTCCATTATGTAAAGAAATGGATGGCAAGGTCTTTAAACTTAAAAACATGGAAATAGGAGAAAATGCTCCACCTATGCATCCAAATTGTCACTGTGCAACGGCACCACATTCAGATCGTAAGGAGTATGAAAAATGGCTAAATGGATTAGCGAATGGAGACCATGACCTAAGGTTTGATGAATGGAAAAGTATTGATTTTAATACTCAAATAGAGCAACACAAAAAAGGAAATAAAGTAAATATTACAAGCCAGGCTATAAACAAAATAAAAAATGTTAGACCAACAGGGTATACAGAGGATGAAGCCCATGAGTCGATGCTTGTAAGACAAGAATTATTATCCTATTCAAAGAAGTACAATAATAGTAATGAAGTCTTAGCACTAAGAAAAATAACTAACACCGAGAAGACACCGACAAATTTTGTAAAAGGGACAGAGGATAGTGTAGACTTTTTAGGTGATTCAGATACATTCCATTTATTAGTTTCTTCTGATGAACGCACATTGGAATTAGTACATAATCATCCTGGACTGTCTTACTTTTCTATGAATGATATAAATGTTTTTATGACATATCCTACTATAAAAACAATGACAATTGTTACAAATCAAGGAAAAACTTGGTATATCAACAAACTCGATAACTTTAATTTTGTAGAAGCAAAATCTGTTATGAAAGATATAGTTGAAAAGTACAAAGATAAAGATGTTGCTATTGAAAAGTTCCTAAAAAAAGGCTATAGTTTTGGTATAGAAAGGAACTGATAACTATGAAAAATAAACCAGTTTTAGATGGCAAAATAACTGACGATAAAGTTTTTTTTGAAAATCTTTTGGAAGATTGGGAAAACGCAGAAGTTTTATATAAAAACTGGGACAAAATTTCAGAGGAATTCAGGAAAAATGAAGGCCGCCTTTCAGATGTTGATTTACCGAACAATATCCTTTCCGCTTTAACATACTAAATGATGAGTATTAAAAAAATATGATGTAATTATGGTCACTCAAAACGAGTGGCCTTTTATTATGCAAGGGAGTGATACTATGGATTATTATTTCACACGTAGTGAAGATAGATCAGAACAAATTAAGAAGCATATAAAAGAAGCAGCACAAAGTATTATTGACCATGCAGATGATATTGTGGATCAGTATGATTTACTAACAGATTTAAAGATAGAAATGAACTTGAATCCCGATAACAACTGGCTTCCAAAGGTGCAAGTCACTTCTAGCTTTTTATCTGAAAGAACTATTATGTTAAAAAAAGACAAATGAAACAGGTGATACTATGTGATAAAAATTAAGATTAAACAGACAGAAAGTGATTGCCTGATTGAAGTACATGGCCATGCTCGTTACGCTCCGATAGGAAAAGATATCGTCTGCAGCGCTATCTCAGTACTATTTTTGACATTGGCCAATTCAATCGACGAAACATCCGATGCACTTTGCAGATATTACGAACCTGATAAAGATAGCAAGACGTTGTATATCTCGGGTTTGGACCTTGCTGGAGAACTAGCGATTAATTTCTTCAGAGTTGGATGCAAAGGCACAGAAGAAGCATATCCTGAATGTGTGGAACTGAAAGATGTGTAATCACAAATATTTGGAGCGTGTCGAAAGACAATATTATGATCAATGGCTAGAATGCATCGTTGAAGTACGTAATCAACGGTGCATTTTTTGTGGAAAAGCCAAGACTTATAAAGTCTACATATCCACGGTTCCAAACAAGACCAAGCATTCACGTCGTTAAACTGTATGGGTTATAGGCCAAGCATTTAAGCCTTAAAAAGATATGGGAAATGACAAGCAAAGTCAGAAAAATAGGAGGAAATATAAATATGAAAAAATTCAATGACAGACTACCTTTTTGCTTACAACTTTTTGCAGATGAAACTTCGGATGAAACTTCAGGTGAAAATGAGGGTACAGAAACAAAAAATGCTCAATCAACTGAGGGACAAGATAACCAGGAAAAAAATAAAGCACCTGAAAAGAAGTATTCAGATGAAGATTTGAATGCGATTCTTGACAAAAGATTTGCACGTTGGAAAGCAGATCAAGAAAAAGAAAAAGAAGAAGCTAAGCGCTTAGCAGAAATGAATGCACAAGAACGAGCAGAAGCAGAACGTGATAAGGTGCAAAAAGAGCTAGATGAATTGAAAGCAAAAAACGCAATCGCAGAAATGACAAATGAAGCACGTAAAATGTGCGCAGAGCATGATATTAACGTTGGAGATGAACTTTTATCTGTTCTAGTTAATAAAGATGCAGATAAAACAAAGAAAGCGGTTGATGCATTTGTTAAGATGTTTGAATCTGAAGTAGAAAAAGCAGTTAAAGAAAAACTGAAAGGCAACGGTCCCAAACGTGGTGGTTCAAACAAAGGGGTAACTCGTGAATCAATCTTGAATATCACTGATCCAATGGAAAGACAACGCATGATTGCGGAAAATATGGATTTATTCCAGTAAATAGAAAAAGGAGATATAACATATGAAAAAAATTTATAAAGGTATGAACTTGCAAATGTTTGCAGCACCTACAGGATTAACAGGAACAGGTAACATCCAAGTTAGAGCACACGAAATTGATTTCGTTACTAGTTTTGGAAAGAACATCCAAGCTTTGTTGGACGTATTAGGAATTATTCGTCCAATTCGTAAAGCAAACGGTTCGGTTTTAAAAACAAAGAAAGTAACAGGAACATTACAGGACGGACATGTAGCAGAAGGCGAATCAATTCCATTAAGCGAATATAAAGTTACAGAAGAAGTTTTTGATACAATTCAAATCGAGAAATTTCGTAAAGCCGTTCCTATTGAAGCGATTGCAGAGAAAGGATATGAAGCTGCAGTATCTGATACTGACGAACAGTTCCGTATTGATTTGCAAGATAACATCACTGATCGCTTATATAAACAGTTGAATTCAGGAAGCTTAGTAGGACATGAAGCTACTTGGCAAATGGCTATCGCAATGGCAATCGGAAATGTTAAACATAAATTCCAACAAATGAAACGAAACACTACTGGTATTGTTGTATTCGTAAATACTTTGGATGCTTATCGCTATTTAGGAGAAGCTAATGTATCTATGCAGACTGCATTTGGTTTGACTTACATTAAGAACTTCTTAGGAGCAGATATTGTATTCTTAACAGACCGAGTCGCAGAAAAAACAGTAGTGGCTACTCCAATGAACAACATCATTGCATATTATGTAGATCCAAGTGATTCTGAATTTGTTAAAGCAGGACTTTCATATACTACTGACAGTACTACTGGCTTCTTAGGATTCCATGTAGAAGGAAACTATGATCGTGCTATTTCTGATATGTTCGCAATCATGGGATTACGTTTAATGTGTGAATACCAAGATGCAATTGCACACTTTGCAGTAGGTGGTGCCGATACTCAAACATTACGTAGCTTAACATTAACGGCTTCTAAAGGTGAAGAAACAGGAACTACAAAAGTAGCGGTTGAAGAACAGTTGCAATCTATGAATAACAAATTCAAATACAAGGTAGGCGCTTCTGAAGAAACAGTGGCATATGGTACAGATGTAAAATCTTGGAAGAACTTCGAAGAAGGAGCAGATATCAAAGCAGCAGAATCTAATCATTGTACAGTAGTTGAATGTGACAGAAACTACAAAGCAGTATCAAAAGGCGATGTAGTTGTTGATTTAAAGGCATAGGTGATTGAAGATGTCGACAACAACCGTATTAAATGATGTAAAATTGCTTCTTGGTTTGCAAAATGATGATGAAAAGCTAGAGACCATTGTAAGACTTACGGAGGGTCGACTTAAAGCACTACTAAGCGTAAAAATCATACCGGATGAACTCGAATATATCATTACAGAAGTGTCTATCAAACGCTTTAATAGGATTGGTTCTGAAGGTGTTCAAACGCATTCGGTTGAAGGGGAGTCAATGTCATTTAATGACGATGACTTCTCTTCTTTCTCTTCTGAGATTCAAGCGTGGAGAGATGAGCAAGCCAACCAAAATAAAGGGAAGGTACGATTCTTATGAGGTATGACAAGCCTATTTACTTTCAAAGATTTGTGCAAGGTTCTTATAATGAGAATACAGGCAACTATGAAGATGATTCGATTGTAGAAGAAATGGCAATGGCTTCCATAATGGATACAAAAACACAGACAATGATGCAGGTATACGGACAAATCAAACAAGGAAGTCTTACTTGTCATATTCAGAACATATATGATAAGCCTTATGATCATATTCGAATCGGTGCAAAGAAATACAAAGTTGATTACTCACGAAGACTCCGAACAAAGGAGTCTTTTATTCTGTCTGAGGTGCAATAAATGGCAAAAGTTGAAATAAGAGGATTAGACAAACTGCAGAAGAAGCTCAAAAAGAATTGTTCTTTGGAAGATGTGAAAACAGTTGTTTTGAAGAATGGAATGGATATGCAAAATAAAACTGTTAAAAATGGATCCTTCATACATAGTTGTGGGTAAAAATAAAAGTAGATGCTTTAAGTGAAGAGAGAATGCTTCAATCAAACATCTACTTTTTTGATATAGAAAAGTCATCTATCGTTGTGTATTCTATTATCTGCTCAAACAAAAGGATACATAGATAGATGACAATAAATAAAGTATTAAAGAAATTCGTTGGTGTCAATGAAATTCGTATAAATTCTCTTAATTTGGACAAAACTGCTGATGGTTCGGATAAACTTGTGATTCATGTTGAACCATACAAAAGCAAACAGTGCAGATGCCCTTTATGTAACAATGATAAGAAACTCCCTTGTTATGATTCAAAAAATAATTTATGTACTTGGAGAGCTCTTGACTGTGGCGGTGTAATTGTTGAGCTTCAAAGTAATACACCTAGAGTTACATGTCCTGTCCATGGCGTTGTTACCGCTGCAGTTCCATGGGCTTTTCATAAAAGCAGATTCACAAAGGATTTTGATCTAACAGTTACATGGATGGCTAAAGCACTATGCAAGTCAGCTGTTTCTCAATACATGAGAATATCGTGGGCCACTGTTGGCAGGTGTATCACAAGAACACGTAATTATCTGGAACCTGATATCTCAAATAGATTGAATGGTTTAAAAAGAATTGGTATTGATGAAACAAGTTATTCTAAAGGGCATAAATACATTACTACCGTTGTAAATCATGACACAAATACAGTTGTATGGGTTGCTCCGAATCATGGTAAATCAGTATTGGATGGATTTTTTGAACAGTTGACAGAAGAAGAAAGAGAAAGTATTGAAGTTGTATCAGGTGATGGTGCAAGATGGATTACTGAATGTGTACAACAATATTGTCCGCAGGCAAAGCGGTGCACGGATCCTTTTCATATAGTGGAATGGGCAAATGAAGCTCTGGATGAAATACGAAAAGAATCCTGGAGAGATGCGAACAACGAGCTCAAGAAATTAAAAAAAGAAATCAAACGAGAGCGTGGAAGACCATCCAAAGATGATGAAGAATCACAGAGATTAGCTGCAGCACAATCAAAAGCAAAAGAGATAAAGAACAGCAGATATTCGTTAGGAAAAGCCCCGGAAAATCTAACAGAAAACCAAGAAGTAAAACTGGCACAAATCAAAGCCAATGATCCAAGATTGTACCGAGGATATGAATTAAAAGAATCATTGAGAAACATCTTGAAACTACAGAATCGTGAAGAAGCTGCTTCAGAATTAAAGAATTGGATGTCATGGGCAAGCAAATCAAAAATAGACTCATTCGTGGAACTAAGCAGAAAAATCAAACGACATGAAGAATACATACTGAATTTCATAGAAACAGGAATCAGTAATGCACGAGTGGAAGCAAATAATAACAAAATAAGCTTACTGGTACATCGATCATATGGATTCAAAAATTTCAGGAACATGGTAGACCTGATACTTTTAATATGCTCAAAAATAGTAATACCACTTCCTAATAGATCACTTTCATTGAAATAATTGCATAAATAAAAGAAAAAATGATATTTTCATACCATTTTTTACCCATTTCTATGTTAGAAGAACCTAAAAATGCAGTATTTACAAAAGGGTATTCAACAGGAGCAACCAAAAGAAGTATCAGAGGTGAAACACGTGATAGCGGATTCACATATGCAGAAGGACCATCAACACATTATGCACCTTATGTTGAATTTGGAACACGTTTTATGGACGCACAACCTTTTGTTAGGCCTGCGTTTAAACAACAAGTACCAATATTCAAGTCAGATATGAAAAAGCTAGTTAAGTAGGTGATGATATGGATTCACAACAAGAGTTATTCATTGCACTAAAAGTGCAATTAGAAAAAGCGTTAAAAAGTAAAGGTGTTAATGTATATGACACGTTTCTTCCAAGTGAAGGGACACCATATCCATATGTATACATTGGTTCAAGTCAATTGGTAGACGATTACGGAAATAAAACAATGATTTTAGGCAATATTACGCAAGTTGTGGATGTTTGGCACAACAATCCTAGGAAGCGTGGAGAATTGTCTGAAATTATGCAAACCATTAAGAAAGTGGCTAGACAAATTAACCACACAAACAACTTTGCTTTTATGATCCAAAATATCAACCAACGGATATTGTCGGATTCAAGTACAGGAGCACCATTGATGCATGGTGTTCTAGAGTTGGATTTTAGAATTACAGGAGGAATAAAATAATGAAATTTGATTTACAAATGTTCGCAGAAGCAATGAAAGAATCAGTTGCAGGTAAACAGTTGATCTATCTTTTCAGAGTTGCAGAGGATGCAAAAAAAGAAGATGCTAGTGCAATTGCATTCCCAACAGAAAACGAACGAAATGTAACAAAAGATGCAGATACAACTGCTACAAAAGATGGAACCATTCGTACACCATCAGTGGCAGAAATTGAAATCACATCAACATCTGTTTTGGCTAAAGGTGATGCGATTATCGACAAATTAGAGAAAGCTATGTTGGCAGATAAGTTAGTCGAATGTTGGGAAGTAAACCTAGCAGAAGAAGGAACTGAAACAAATGTCGGCAAGTTTAAATCTAAATACTACCAAGGATATTTGACTGAATGCTCAATTTCATCAGAAGCAGAAGGAGTTGTTGAAGTTGATTTAACATTCGGAGCAAATGGAAATGGTGCAGATGGATATGCAACAGTCACAAAAGAGCAACAGGAAGTAGCATCTTACGTTTATAAGGATGTAACTAAGGAAGCGTAATAAACGCATGAGGGGCAGAGATTGCCCCTTTTATATTTGTATTTAGAAAGTGAGGACTTTAAATGAGTAAAAACATGGAAATTGAAGTAAATGGTGAAACATATCAACTAGTAGCAGGGTTTGGATTTTTACATGAAGTCAATAAAAGAGTGACTGTAGATGTACCAAACACTAAAAACAAAAAAGAAGTAGGTTTGAAGTTTATGGTCGCAAGCATCATGGATGGAGATATTGATGCATTAGTTGATTGTATCTTCTGTATGAATATTGGACAAACACCACGTTTAAAGAAAGCAGACATTGAAAGATATTTAGAAGATGTTGAAGATATTGACAAAGTTTTTGATGACGTAATCAATTTTTTATCTCAAGCGAATGCGTGCAAGAAAGAAGTGAAATCACTGATGACGAGCATGCAGGAAGAAGAGAAAAAAGAGAAGAAATAGACGAAACATTTGATGAAATGTATGAACGTGTCGCTTTGACTTGTTTTAGATATCTAGACTTCAAAAGTTTGGATCAGGTAAATAATCTTACCCCTTATGAATATCGTCTTTTAATGAAGTCCAAAGAGCTACAAATGGTAGATGATCAGTATTATCTGCATTTGCAAGCGTACCTAAATATGACTGCACAAGCTAAAAAGCAAGTGGGCAAGAAACAGAAAATGGTATACACGAAATTTAGCAAGTTCTTTGACTATCAGAAAGAGTTGGATCGTGTCATGGGGATAAAGAAACAAAGCAAGTTTGATAAGTTGGCAGAGTTCATAAATAAAAAGGAGGGATAACAATGGCAGAAAGTTTTAGTGTTGAAGCCATACTAACGGCAACCGATAAGAATATGACCTCAACCATGAACAAAGCTATAGGAGCGTGTCAGTCGTTTGGTGATAGAGTTAAATCTATCGTTGCAGGTGTTGGTATAACTAAAGCTATTGGTGCAACGATGAACGTTCTTAGCTCATCCTTTGATGGTGCTATTAATAGATTTGATACCATGCAATCCTATCCAAAAGTTATGAAGTCTTTGGGATTTTCAATTGAACAATCTCAAAAGAGTGTTGCAAAGTTAAATCAGTCAGTACAAGGCTTACCAACAAACTTGGCAGATGTTGTAACAACATCTAAGTCGTTGGCTGCCGTTACAAGTAATATTGATAAGGCAACTGATACTACAATTGCATTAAATCATGCGTTTTTAGCAAGTGGATCTAGTTCCGAAGATGCATCACGTGGCTTACAACAGTATTCACAGATGCTCGCTAAAGGGTCAGTAGATATGCAATCATGGAGAACCTTACAAGAAACAATGGCACCTGCATTGACTAAAGTATCTAAGAAACTAGGTATTGCAAGTGGAGATGCAAACGAATTATATGAGGCCTTAAAGAATGGAACGATTACATTCGACCAATTCAATGATGCAATGATTGAATGTGATACAGAAACTGGTGGATTCGCAGAAACTGCATTAGAAGCTTCCAAAGGAATCAAAACATCTATGACTAACATCAAGAGTGCAGTACAAAACTTAGAACAAGGGTTCTTGTCTGCAATGAATAACATGTTGAAGTCAAAAGCCATGGGTGGATTAGTTGATAATCTAGAAAAGATTAAATCTAAAATCTATGAGTTTAGAAATTCAATCATGGAAACCAAAGATGATGGATTAACATGGGATTTCAAGCCAGGAGTTATGGAAAATGTATCAAAAGCTATGGATTGGCTTGCAGATAGAGCAAACAATGCTAAAGCTATGGTCCAACAATTCTATGATGGATTTATGAAGACAGATGCAGTACAAAACGCAATTACATTGTTCGACAAAGTCAAAGATGCTATTGGAAATGTAATGGATAAGTTGCAAGACAGTAAAGTCTTTGAGCAGTTAGGAGAAGATATTGGAAATATCATTGCAAAAGTAGAAGATGTAACTGGCAAAATTGCAGATTTCATAGCAAATCTTAAAACGGAAGATGTTAAGAGATTTGCAAGTGCAGTCAAATTATTGGCAGGAGCATTTGTTGCAATCAAAGTCGGTAGCAAAGTATCTACTATGATTAGTGGTGTCGTTGGCACGGCTAAAGGTGGATATTCAAAGTTAAAATCAATTATTGACAAAATCAGAGGATTAGGAGAAAAACCAACTCAAGAAATACCTGGACAATTACCACAAAATGGTACTCCAAGTGACGGTATTGGTGATGCAACAATGCGAACTGCTCAGAAAACATCTAAAGCTGCACAGATTATTAATTCTGCATTTGAAGGGATTTCAAATGTTATTTCTTCAGTATGTGAAGGTGTAAAGGGAATCATCACAGGTCTAGGAGAAGCCATCAGCACTGCATTTCAAGGTATCGGACAAGGCATTAAATCGGCTTTAGAAGGAGTCGGTACAGTTATTGAATCGTTTGGTACTGCAATCAGTACGGTAGCACAAGGTATTGGACAAGGTTTAGCAACTGCATTTACAGGATTAGGAACTGCAATTGCAATGGTGCCACCTACTACATGGCTTGCGTTGGCAGCAGCTATTCTTGCGACTGGTGCTGCAATGGCATTGGTTGGATCACAAGGTGAAGGCTTGCAAATGGTTCTTCAGGGTGTTGCAGATGTTGTTTCTGCGTTTGGACCTGTTATCAAAGAAGTGTTTGAAGGTATCAGTGGTGTAATTACATCATTTGGTGAAACAGTAAGTGGAATCTTAAACTCAGTATCAGGAGTGATTAAATCTATTGGACAATCTGCTTTGAATGCTGGTAAAGGATTTAAAGAATTAGCTAAAGGTATTCAGATTATTACTGGTTTAAATTTGTTTGATATGGGAGCTAGCTTAGCTGCAGTTGCAACAGGTATAGGAGCTATATCTGCAGCTTCTGTAGGCATAGGAAGCGCTGGTACTCAGATGATGGCTCTTGTAACTGCTATAAGTATGGTAGGTACTACATTTGCCAGTACATCGGCTACAGTGACAAACTCATGCAATAACATTATCAGTGCAATGTCTGCAGCAGAAGCTAGGGCTTCGAGTTCAGGAACTGCAATGGGTACTAAGTTTACATCAGGACTAAAAGGTAGTTTATCAAGAAGTGTGTCAATAGCACGATCTTCATGCAATAACATAATCAGTGCATTCAATGCGTGTCAGTCAAAAGCACAATATTGTGGTCAGATGATTGGTCAAGGATTGGCAAATGGTTTAAGAGCTAGTGAAGGTGCTGTTAGAGCAGCGGCCGCTAGTTTAGCAGCTGCTGCGGATGCCGCAATTCAAGCTAAAGCGAAAATCGGTTCTCCGTCTAAAGTTACTAAGAAAGATGGTATGTGGACTGGAAAAGGCTATGTTCTAGGTCTTGAATCCATGTATTCTGACGTAAAAAGAGCTGCAGAGAAGTTATTATACCTTCCACTAATGAGCACTCCTAAAATGGCTTTTGGAGGTGTTGTGAGTGATATGAATGCAGAATACGATTACACTAGCAACGCTCAATTAACGGTTGAAACACCACTTTACATTAATGATCGTGAATTTGCACGTGCAACATATAGAGCAAATCAGAATGAGATTAACAGAAACTCAAAGCTTAACGAGAGATTGCGAGGTAACAGATAATGTATGCATTCGTAAATACAGTAAATAGTGGCATCGTCGGTACTAATCTACCGACAGAAGCCATGTCATATAATGGCGTATATTTAGAAAATGAAATAGATGGATATCGTACACTTTCTGTAACAGGACGTGAGTTGATGGAATCAGAAGTAAAACATACTGAAATTGATGGAATGGATGGTTCTTATTACAGATATAAAACAACTCCTGCAAGAACGATTACTGTTAAATATCAGTTGAGAGCTAGAGGAAGCAGAGAATTTCGAGACGCGTATAACAAGATGAATAAATTGTTGAGTGGCGAACAAGTAAAAGTCATTTTTAATGATGAAAGCGACAAGTATTTCATTGGAACTAAGACATCTAACACACAAGTTGATGGCGGAAGTAATAACGTGATCGGTGAAATCGAAATCTATTGCTCAGACCCATGCAAATATTCAACCACAGAAAAAGAATTTACTGATACTGATGGAGTGTTAAACATTGTCAATGAAGGAACTGTACCTGTAAGTATTGATTATGAGGTTCAGACAACATCTGAAACCGGATATATTGGTATCGTATCAACTGAAGGTGTCATGCAGTATGGCAAAATTGAAGAATTAGATGGCGAAACATATCAGAACAGTGAATGTTTAGCTACAATCGATAGTTTTTATAATTGCGCAGATGATAAAAGTGGAACAGATATAATGCATCCACAGTACGGCGCTAATGGAACTTGTGCTAAAAAAAGTTGGTTTGGTCAAAACTTTCTAGGCTTTGGAACAGTCGGAACAAAAAAGGGGGATGCTAGTGGTGGATTAAGAACGCTAGTAATACCTGCAGATTCAAATGGAGATTCAAGTGGTGCACAGAACTTCTATTGTTATTTTCATTTGTTGTTTTATGCAGGACTTATGGGTCAGACTGGTGAAATGTGCATCAACTTCTTGACTGCAGATAACAAATTGATTTGTGGATGTAACTTTTATAAAACAGATACAGTCGGAAATACAGGTCACTATGAAATATGGGCGAATGGCAAGATGTTGAGAAATTGGAACTATACTACTTCTCATTTACAATCTCAAAATCCATGGTATTGGAATTGGGGACATTGCGATATCTTGAAAGAAGGCGGAAATATCCGCTTCTTCTATTACGGAGGATATTACAATTATTACATTCCAGAGATTTCAAATATGAAGTGTGCCAAGATTCAAGTTGCTTTCAAACAATGGGGTAATCGAGGTGGAAATCAATTGATGTCTATGATGGGATTTGATGTAATCAATTATTTCAAAAATAATGTATCAAAATGGAGAAACATCCCCAACAGATATCCTAATGGTACAAAAATCACGATTGATGGCAAGTCATCTCATGTTTATGTGAATGGTATGGCTAGACCTCAAGATGAGGTGCTAGGAACTAAGTATTTTAAAGCACCAGTAGGAACTACAGAGATAAAGACTACGTGCTCAAGTTGGTCAAAATCGAAGCCGATAGTGAAAGCTAGAATAAGGGAGGCATGGTTATAATGGAAAATACAAGAATCGCAGTATTAACTCCTTATGACAAAGTTCTAACGTTTCTAGACAACACAGTAACTAGTTGTATGCATTATTTTGATGAAACATTGCATACATACTTGAAAGGCTCAGCATATACATTTGAATTCACTACATTGACTGCACATGATGATGCAGCCTTTTTAGTTGAGGGCAATAAATTAAGCTTTACTAGAAAGAACAAAGGCTATTATTTAACGATTATGAATGTTGAAAAAGGTGGTGACACAACAAATGTTACCGCCTACGGCCTTTGCCTTGAATTAACGAATGAATATGTAGATGCATATAAAGCGCCTAGAGCGATGTCATTTGCAGAATATGTTAATGCGTATGGATTTGAACAATCGTTCGTAATTGGCAAGAATGAAGTATCAGACAAACGTATCACACATGAGTGGACTGGAAGTGATACTGTACTAGCTCGATTGTATTCAATCGCAAATGTATTTGATGCAGAATTAGAGTTCGTAACTCAATTGAATGACGATTATTCTTTGAAGAACTTTGTGTTGAATATTTACAGAGCTCATTCAGATTCCGTTCAAGGAATGGGAAGTGATAAGCGTAGCACGATCTTAAGATATCCTAATGATGTTTACGGAATCACTAAAACAAGTGATATTACAGAGTTGTATACAGGTATCAGACCTACGGGTAATAATGGGTTACAACTTAACTCGATTAGTGGCCGTGTTGTAAAAGATTCAAATGGAAATATTTTGTATAAAGTTCAAGGTAACAATATACTTGCACCTCAATCTAGAGATAGATTTCCTAGTACGTTATTAACAAATCATTCAAACGATATGTATGCAGTGCTAGTGTGGTCTTATGAAACTGAAAACGTTGAGACATTATACGGTCAAGCATTGGCTCAGTTGAAAAAGAATTGTGTTCCTAAAGTTACGTATGATGTAGATGCATATATTGATGCAGATATCGGTGATACGTTTACTATCGAAGATGCAGAATATAGTCCTACATTGTATTTAGAAGCACGAATAACGGAACAAGAGATTTGTTTCACGGATTCCGAGAAGTGCAAGACTATTTTTGACAACTTTGAAGAAAAGCAATCACAGATTAGTTCAGCTCTGATCAGCGAAATGAACAAGATGATTGAATTGAAAAAAGTTTATGAAGGTTCAATCGTATCTTCAAATGGAGTTCTTTTTAAGACAGATTCAGATTCAACCAAATTAACTGCATTGGTAAAGGATGATGGTGTTGATATTACATCTAAGTATTCAATTATTTGGTACAAAGACGATGTGCAAATATCAACAAATCAAACTATCACAATTAGTGCATCAGACGTATCAGAAAAGGCCGTATATCGATTTAAAGCTTTGAGTGGTGAAATACTTAAAGCAAGTGCAGAAGTCACTGTAATGCGATTGCAAGATGGTCAGAATGGAACGAGTGCATATGTGCATATTGCCTATGCCAACAGTTCAGATGGGCAAGTTGATTTTAGTTTGACGGATTCAAATCGTAAATTTATTGGTCAGTATTCTGACTCAAAGCAATATGGTTCTTATGACCCAACCAAATACAGATGGTCGGCAATTAAAGGGGAAGATGGTCAGTCATTTGTGAGCGCCGAGGAACAGTTCTATTATTCTACATCTCAAACTGAATTAATCGGTGGTGAGTGGTTTGTTGGAAATGTGGTTTATCAATCAGATAAGTTCTTATGGAAACGTTGGAAATGTACGTATGCCAATCCAAGTGAAATCAAGTACACGAAAGCTATTTTTGACAACACTTGGAATGAAATTGATGCGAAAATCGGTGAGATTCACACTCAAGTGTCTCAAGCAAATGTGCAATCAAAAGAAGCAGTTGAAAAAGCAACACAAGCTCAGATAGATGCAAGTAAAGCAAATGAATTGGCAAATACCGCTAACACTCAATCAAGCGAGGCTAAGCAACTAGCACAAGATGCGAATACTAGCACTGGTAAAGCACAAGAACAGATTGATGCGATTAAAGGAGATATCAATGATTCAAAGCAACAGATTCAAGATGCAGTGGATAAAGCCAACGCAAACGCAAGTGAAATCGATACAGTAAAAGAAACATACGCTACAAAAGTTGATTTAACTACTGAATCAAAATCTATTCATGCAGATGTTACAACAGAAATTGAAAAGAAAGTTGGTGAATTGTCGACTACTGTATCAGAAACTTATGCTTCTAAGAGTGATTTAACAAGCATTGAAGGTAGTTTAAATACCAAGATTAAACAAAATGCCGATTCAATCACGACTCAAGCAAGCTCGATTGAAAAGCTGCAGTCTGATACAACTCAAGCTAAGAAAGATATTACTGATGCGACTAAAAAAGCAACGGATGCTCAAACTCAAGCGGATAAAGCTTTAGGTAATGCTCAGAGTGCTCAAACTTTAGCAGACCAAGCTAAAAAAAAGGCAGACAGTGCACAATCAAATTTAGATAGCGCTAATAAAGAGTTGGCAGATGCAAAAGCTAATCTAGAAGCAGTGACTGGTAGAGTTGATGCGACTGAGAGCGAAATCACAAAAGCTCAAACACGTTTAACAAACGCAGAATCTGCAGTACAGAAAGCTCAGTCTGATGCAACTAAGGCTCAAGGTAACGCAACTACGGCAATCAATAATGCAAAGGCAGCTCAAGGAGTGGCGGATAATGCAAAGCAGAAAGCAGAACAAGCTCAAAAGGATTTGAACGCATTGACTAATCGAGTTACTACTGCAGAAACAACTATTAAGCAGAATAGTGATTCTATCAAATTACAAGCAACTCAAATTACTGATACAGGCAAAAAGATTGATGATCTAAAAATTGGTGGAAGAAATTTACTATTACAATCCGGTCATTGGCAAAGCAAACCAACTTGGTGGCGTGATAATGGCGGTGGATTAGAATTAGATACTGCAGTTAAATATAATGGATACAACACGATAAAAACAGTTGCCGGGAACGGTATTGTAGGGAATAATGGTAATTTTTTAGAAGTTGATATGAAAAAAACATATACATATTCTGCGTTGGTTAAAGTAGTTGAATCTGATTTTACTGAAGGGAATGTATTCTATCCTTTGCATTTTCAAAGCAGCGATACTGCCGATGGTAAAACTTTTAGTTCTGATGTAACTTCTATATCTTATAGTCAAAACGCAAAAAAGGGTGAATGGACTTTAATATATACAACATTTATACCTAAGCATAAATATATCAGACCATTTGTATGGTTTGGAAGTAAAGATAGGACTTTTAATATTGCCTATCTAAAGCTTGAAGAAGGAAATAAGCCAACCGATTGGACTCCAGCTCCTGAAGATGTAGATGAAGCAATAAATACAGAACGTACTGAGCGACAGTCCGCAATTGAGACTAAGGCAAATGAAATTACTTCAAAGGTTAGTGAAACTTACGTATCAAATTCGGCTTTGAATCATTATAAAGAAGAAGTATCTACTCAGTTTAGCCAAACTAAGAGCGATTTTACGTGGTCAATTAATCGAAGCGTGACCGATGCTAAAAATGAAATGAATGGTCAAATCAGCAGTGTGAATGGTAGATTGGATGGTTTAAAACAAACTGCAGATAACGTAAATAGTTATATGTCTTTTGATAACGATGCATTGACTTTAGGTAAATCAGACAGTGCATTTAAAACTAAGATTACAAACCAAGAATGGTCGATTCAAAAGAATGGTGCAAAGGTAACATATATAAACGATCAAACAATGTACATTACAGATGGACAATTTACGCAGTCTTTAAAAGTTGGTGCATTTGGATTCGTTCCAAGAGCTAATGGCTCTTTAGATTTCAAGAAAGTAGGGTGATTGAATGGCAGAATTTAGTGGAAGTATACAAATCACAAGTGGTGAATGGGGAAAATATTCCATCATATTAAGATGCTCGGAAGATTCTTACTCAATAGAAAATAACACTTCTCGTGTATATTGGTGGGTTGGTATCCGTTCAAATACTCAATATCACAATCACCAAGGATTGAGCGAACACTATAAAGTGGTAGTGAATGGTTCAACAGTACACGATGCTAACCATACAGTTTCGTGTGGTAGTGGCAAAACTGTTGGAATCGCAGATGGATATACAACAGTATCGCACAATGCAGATGGTTCTAAATCAATCAGTGCTAGTGCATCATTTAGTTGTGGCAATACAAGTTATTACGCACCTCGAACTGGTTCTTGCAGTGGTACAGTTAAATTGACAACTATTCCAAGAGCATCAAGCATATCTATTGATAGCCCTAGTATTGAATGTGGTAACACTATTAATATTAATGGTTCGAGTGCTTCAAAGAACTTTACGCATAAAATCTATGCAACATGGAATGGTAAAACAAGTGAATTAACAACGATAAGTGGGACATTAACACCCACTTTTTCTTATACGATTCCTACCGCATGGGAAAAGGATTTGCCTAACTCGACAAGTGGAATTGTTACTTTTACATTAGAGACATTCAGTGGTTCAACATCGGTCGGTTCTAAGTCGGTAAATGCGACTATCAAAGTCAGAAGCAGTGTTGTTCCTTCGATTGACAGTATCAAAGTAACAGATGCAAACTCAGTATGTGCAGGCATTGGTCAAATAGTTCAGTCACAGTCTAGACTGAAGTTTGCAATAACTTACAGTGGTGCGCAAGGTTCAACTGTTACATCTGTATCAACCAAATTTGAAGGACAAACATACAATGGTAGTTCATTTACAACTGGTATTGTACGAGGCAGTGGTAGCATTACCTATACAACAACGATCTATGATTCACGTGGTAGAAGTTCACAAATTAGTGGCAAAGTAACTGTATCTGCATATAGTTCACCTAGCTTAACGAATGTGACTGCAAGACGTGCTAACTCAAGTTATACAGTTGATGAAGCAAGTGGAACGTATGCGTTATTGCACTTCAAAGTAGGATTTACTAGTTTAACTGGTAAGAATGTGACGTCATTCTATATCCAATATCGAGCTAGTGGAGCTAGTTCATGGACGAAAATAAATTCATGGGATAACAACTATACTCTTGAGCAAGACTACAAAGCAGGTAATTTATTTACATCCGCAACAAATTCTTATGAAGTGGCATTCGGTGTTAAGGATAAGTTCATGAATGACTACTCATGGCAAATCTTTACTGTAGCACCTACTTACTCGTTAATTAACTTTGGTAAAGATGGAAGATCATTAACGTTCTTTGGTCAAGATGCTAATCAAAAAGATACGCTAACAGTATTAGGTGATATTGTAGCTCCTATTTTCTTGAACAAGATATTTCCAGTTGGTGCGGTATATATTACATATGACAACAACAATCCAGGCAACTTCTTAGGTGGTACATGGGAGCAGTTTGGACAAGGTCGAACTTTGGTCGGAGAAGGTACTGGAAACGATGGTAGTACAAGTATGTCCTTTACAACCGAATCTACGGGTGGAGAGTATAGGCACAAGTTATCAACAGATGAGATGCCTAGCCATAATCACAGAATACCAGACCAAGCTGATGACAATAGTTCTTTTAAAACATACGATTGGGGAGATCCTATGCTTCTAGGAACTAAAAGAGCAACTAAAAACAAAGGCTATTGGTGGTCTATAACCGAATATGTGGGAGGTAGTAAATCACACAATAACTTACAGCCTTATGTTGTCACTTATTTTTGGAGGCGTGTTAATTAATCCTCTTCCAAAGATATACGACAATATAAGGTTGTGTAATATCGAAAGACTTATTTCCACCATTTGATGTTATACGCCATCCATACTGCGTCGTAGAATCATCTCCTACAAATCTATTTTCTGAATAAGGTTTTATTCCATATTTATCTTTTGAAACAACTCCAATGGCATCTCCGTAAAGTCCATTGTTATCCCAAAGATAATGGTTCGTTGGAACAATGGCAGGCATCATGCCGATAATATAATTTGGAATGTTTTCTCTTGATAAACATTTCTTATAAAAACCGCCTGTTTGCTTGGCAGTATATGACATACA